GTTGAATTTCTTAAAAAATAAAAAGTTTGAACATCTAATGGTATTGTTACTATTTGATTTCCTGTAATAGTTCCTGTGAACTCAATCATTCTATGAGAAAGTTCTGCACCAGTTGATCCATCAGAAACTGCTAACGCAGTTGTTTGAGCTCCACCTGCTATTGATTTAGCAATATAGCCACCAGAAATTTGTTCTACGATTTGTAGGTTAGTATTAGTTTTTGTACCCCATGTACCGGCATTTTCACCGGTTGCCATTAATTCTACACCAAGAGGTGTGTATGTTGATGCCATAATTTATCTCCTATGCAGCGTCACTATAACTTGTATTTGATCCAGTTGCAACATCAGAATAACTACTATTTGATCCTGTTGAGACATCACTATAAGATGAATTTGAGCCAGTGTCAACATCCTCATAATGCAATATAAATGGAGCACTTAAGGAAGCTGTAATTTCAAAACTTTCTAGCCCTACGACCTGATCTGCAACAGTAACAGAACCTACAGAAGCACTGAACGATTGACCTGTAAGACCCATAACTTGATCTGATGGATCAATAGTTCCAACGCTAGAACTTACAGATAGACCTGTAGGCGTTATAACTGCAGAACCTCCTCCTACAATTACACCAACAGAAGCTGTTATTTCTTGACCCGATAAAGTTACGTCTTCGTTTGGAACAACAACTGAACCTAGAGAAGATGTTATTGAAAATCCAGAAGGCTCTACTAGAGTAAGTGTTTCAACACTAGGTGTGCCTAAAGCTGAAGTAATACCACTGCCTGTAACAGATACATCCTCGTTTGGAGCTACGGCAGTTCCTAAACTTGCAGTGAAGCTTTGACCTGTTAGACCCATTGATTGATCTGCAGGATCTATAACACCTAACGCACTAGCTATTTCTTGATCTTCTAAAGTTAAACTTACATTAATGACATTTGTAATTGATCCAACACTAAATGTTGAAGATAGTCCGGTTATACTTGGTGTTACATCAATGACAGGCGATATTGATCCAACATTAAACGTTGAAGATAGTCCGGTTGGTTCAACTGTTACGCTAACTGCAGTAGATACAGATCCAATACTTGCAGAAAAAGAAACACCAGTTGGGTCAACTACAATCGCATTTTTTAGTTCACCCCACTCATCTTCACCCCAAGATTTTGCACCCCAACCTAATTTAAAAGTTGTGGATTCGTTCCAATTAGCCTGTCCCCAGGTTAATCGGCCCCATCCTGAAGTAACATCGGGCACTTGACCCTCCTTACGCTAATCTAATGATTGCGTTACTTGCGTCTGCTGCTGGAAATTGAATTGTGAATGTTCCGTTGGTTGCAGTCTTATCTGAACCAAAAGCTATAATTGCAACAGCATCGGTTGTTGATGAACCACCGTCAGTTGTTGTGTTGTAGATCATAGCACCATTTGCTGTAAAAGAAGCTGATGTATAAGATACGTCAGCAAAATCTGTAAATGCAGTTGTTGAAGATAACGATACACCTTGATTTGTTAAAGTTGCTCCACCTGCAGAGTATGCAGATCCAGATGTATTTGAAATTTCATTTGATGTTGAATAGTCAGTAGTCGATGCACCTAAAGAAGCTGAACTTGTAAAAAGTGCAATTTTAAAAGTGTGTCCACCTGACGAATCAAAATCGTGTTTACCTTGTAAAAGTTCTTGTTTAAAACTTGAACATATTGCTGATGTAATTGCCATAATTTATCTCCTTTACGGTTTCGGCGAAGGAACTGGAATACGAACTGTGCCGTCTGTATAATCGTCCCTTTTACGTCTACCAAGTTGCTCTGCAGCAAACTTCTGTACCTCTTGTTTATACTTATTTTCGTATAGTGTCAACATATCCATTGGACCTTTTAGATATCCATATGCCTCTACTAAACATGCATATAATAAACCATTTGGAAAATATTGACTAATATATGTTCCACTTGTATCGGTTACAAGGCTATTAGGAATAGCTTCATAGTGTATTTTAAATACAAATGTGCTACTTGGTGCTGGAGCTAAAAACAATCTTCCCGAAGTTGTGTCAGTGGTTCCAGTTGCACCACCAAACATAGCATAATATTTTGGTGTTCCTGTAGAGGTTTCAGCAGGAATATATTCTTGTAAATAAGATTCATCTTTTTTCTCTAACCATGTGTTAGCTCCTGTGGCTGCTGAAGTAGAAGTATAAACTTGAACCCCTTTTACAAATAAAGTTTTTGCAGGAACGTTTATAGTTGTTTGCCCAGTAACTAAATTACCAATAGATTGTTTTTTATATGCATCAATAGGAACTTCTCTTAAAATTTTAAATTCTGCATCTTCAATAATTCTATTAATAATAGCTGCAGTTAATACATTAGAATCTACTTCTGTATAGTTTCTAATATCAGTTACTAAATTTGCGTAATTAAATCCTGCCATTATGGTGTTAGTGTGACCGGACCAGCCGATACACTCCCTCCTCCTATTTCTGCAGTTGCAGTTGCTGTGCCTGCAGCTGTGAATCTGTAATTATTAGCATCAATTTTTGTAATTGTAAATCCAGCAGATTTATTTATATCTGAAGAAGTCATCCCTAAACTACCCTCTGCATTTCTAAATCTAACAACATCACCTGAAGATCTACCATGATTGTCTTCAAATACAGTTATGTTTTGAGAACCATTTGTTATTGACAATGGGTTTAAGGTTAACACTCTCGCAACAGCAGGTTCAGTTCTTGCTGGCCTTGCATTTAGTAAACCTTGTGCATCAGCCGAGTGTGATTTAGGTTGAAGCTGTGGATGTTTTGGTTCAAATTCCGATATGTGAACTCTAGAACCGTTCCATTCAATAACCATTTCAGAGTATGGAAACTCCATTCCAGATCTGTCTGAAATAAATTTTGCATATTTACCTGAAGATATTGCCATTATGACTCCGGATAATATACTTTAGGACTAATATATGTGCTTGATGAAGAACCATCTTCAGCTAAAGCTCTTTGTAATTCATCTTCATATAATAGTTTCATTTGTTGAACTAGTTGTGGATTAAATTTTTGTGAAAGATAATATGCTAAACCTGAACACATACATGGTACAAATCGATACGGAACATCTGTTGCATTTGTATAGTCCCCTGCATCTTGTATTCTTTTTACATAATAATAGTTTAAAAATTTTCCTGCTTCAGAGGAACCAGGAGTAAGATATAAAGTGATTGTAACTTTATCAATAAATCTTTGAACAAAGTATTGAGTTGGAACACCTGTAGAAGTTTTGTTGGATAAAGCTTGGTATTGAGATCTATTAATTTTTGTTAATGGAGTGTCAACATTTGAGTTTCTAAACGAGGCTTCTAGCACATCGTCCACACCATATACAGCTGTGGTGCTAGAAGTACCATCACCTGTTGATCTAAACATTGTATATACTGCTTGATCAGCAACTAAAGTAATATTGTTATTTGCAACTTCCCAATAGTGAAGCCCTCTGTTTGCCCACTCTTGAAACATTATATTTAAAGATCTTCTAGCTGTTTTTAATTGATAGCCAGAAGTTCCCTGCATACCTATTCTTTCATATGCCTCTTCAATAATTTCATCGATAGCAAATGTTTTATCAAACGTTGCTGTTCCAGAGGTAGTGTTAGCCATTTAACCTCCTACTTATCAATCAATAAAGTAGCTGCTTCTATATTTGTAATAGTAGATACTTTCATGCCACCTGGAAATAATATCCCATCTTCCGGAATATTCATTGAAAAAACATCTCCATTAGGAACATCAGCTTGAAACAAAGTTGTGCTGTCTGAATTATCTTGAAGAACTATAGTGCCAGCACCACCTGCATCAGATGCTAATACAATTCCTCTTAATCTAGTTCTTCCAGCAAAGACTGCTCCTGTAGCTGTAACTCTAACTGATTTTACATCACCCTTCATAATTTTTATTCTCCTTAAAATTTAAGTATGGGCCCGAAGGCCCATACTAAATTAATTATTAACTTACTGCCGCACTAAACGGAGTCGCTGGTGTTCCAGTACAACCTGAAATCACATCAACTTTCCATTTACCTGAAGCAATAACTGTACATTCGATTTTTGCAAATGTTACACCACCTGTTGTACTACCATTTAAAGTAATAGTGTCAGATGTTGAAGCTGTTTCAAAACCAACCATGTTATCAGATGTGTCATCAATAAATGATGCACTTCCAATT